CCATTAACAGATTTAAGAGAACCCATACCACGGGACGACACACCAATTTGTGCGCCACCTTCGATAAGACTCTTAACTATGTTACCCATAGGTGTGTCAAGAATTTTTGCTTTGCCTATCCAATCATTACCTTCTTGGCGGAGACCCACAACCATGTGTGAAACTCTGTCGAGATTGATAGATGGGGTGTCTGGATGACCCAGCTCACCAAAGGCACGGTTTTTATTAATATATTGTTCTGTATATCTTTGTACTTCTTTGGCCATGGTCTCTTTGAGATATTTACGACCATTACGGTTTACCACTTCTGCTTGAAGAAATGGACCTTCGATGAACAAAGTTTTCTTGCCGTCTTTTTCTTCAGCAAGATATTGTAATGATTCGGTGACTTCTGTTATTAACTTCATTATAGTCCCATTGCCTTCCGTTTTCTTATTGATATCTGTCTTTTTCTTAATGCTTGTCTTAACTTAGACCGCCTTTTAAACTTAGACCGCCTTGCAGCCATTTTACGGCGCCTGCGTTCTTGTGGTGACATTCTGACTAAACGACCACCACGAATTGTAAATCCTGGTACTGCCGACTTCTTAACTCTCCGTTGAACTTTTCCGCCACGGAATCTTACACGAATGAGTTTAGTTCTACCCATCCTTTGTATGTTACCTTCATTTACTTCTTCAAACTCTACATCTTCACCATACATTTCGGCAGCCAAACGCATCTTAATTTGGTTAAGTTTTTCATTAACCAAACCTTGTATGCGTTGATTCAAAACTTCTTTTGCTTCAACTATCTTATCGTTTAATAGTTTGGAAACAAAATTTTGCATTAAGCTCTCGTTGTTGGAGTTACACCAAATGGAGGATAGTTAAATGCAGCAGGATCAGTAAATTGACCAGAACTATAGAATTGATTGTTTTTGTGTAACTCAATGATTAATGTATAAGATGCATTAGCGGTTGTACCAACAGTAACAATAGAAACATTACCTGTAGGACCAACAGCATTATTTGGTATAGTAGGCAATTGATATTGTGGGTTTGTATCACCAGCACCAACACCTAATGCATAAATTGTGGCATCACTTGTGGTGCCTTGCCATTTTAATTGTATGTGTCCAACTTCTGCATCAACATTATAAACAACACGGGAAATTGTAAACGCCGAATTAGCAAAACCAGGAGCAGTTGTGTTGCCAGCCTGATATGGTAAATTATTAGCATTTAACGCACCAGACAATGTTCGTGGGTCAATAATAACAGTTAAGTTTTCATTACCGCCAGCGGCATCAAAAATACCAACCCGTTTAATTACGGTGCGTTTTGTTGTATCAACTAAAATTTGTGTGCTATTTGATGTTGCCATTTTTTTATCCTAATTAATTTTCTGTTTCTTCGTCCATGCTGCCTGTTGAGGACCATTGCATGGCGGTATATGGAACTGTTACATATTTATTAATCTTATCCACATAGTAAAGAGCTACTCTTTGATTACCAGGAAACTGGCGAATTGATTTACGTTTCATAATCAAAACGGCAGGAGGATCCATAGGCATACCATGGTCTTCCTTTTCATTCAAAGAGCGTAGTTCTTTAAGTGTTTTCACCTGAATTTTCCTCTGATTGTGTTTCTTCTTCTTCTTGAGCAAACATATTCTGTGCTACTGCTTGTTTAGCTGCACCTAAATGGTTCATTACACGGTCATGAATGTCAGCGTATAAAGCATCACGCATTTCTTTTGCATTATCTTGTGCCGCATAATCTATAATTTGTCTTGTATCTGCCATTTTATCTCCAATTTAAATATTTATAATATCTGTTTCAATTTAACAAATGTACCAACTGATTTAAATTCTTCTTGTTTCATACCAGCATCTTGTGCTTGTTGTAACTCTGATTGATGAGTTGCCAAAGTTGCTTGTTGGTCTGCTTGAATATCACCAACCATTTGTTGTTGTGCTACCGTATTGGTAACATCAACAGGTAATCCAAGACCTGCTTCTTTTTCTCCATCAATCTCACTTTGCATTTCTTTAATTTGGTCGTCAGTCAAACGTAATACATTACGTTGAATCCATGCTTGCGAGAAATAACGACCAGTATATGGGTCTACGGCAGCCAAGAGAGATAATCTTTCTCTCATCAGTTCAGCATCTTTTAATTCACTAAAATTATTATCTTTAATGAAGTCGTAGTATATATGTTCTTTAAACTGGTCCCACTCATCAGCGGTACAGATACCTTTTAATACACATTGAACTCGTAGTGCCTGATTAAAGATATCAGAAAATTTATTACGAAGCCTATCAACAAACTTTGCAAATTTTAATTCGTCACGAGTTACCTCTGCAACACGACCAATTGAGAAACCTTGATTAGGTTCTAAACGAGAAATTGGAACACTTAACGAATTGTATAATTTCTTTTGGAAGTATTTAACATCTTCCAATTCACCTAGATTTTGACCACCAGGTAATGTAGTAATCTCTGTGCCTTTTCCACCTTCACGGCGTGGCAACCAGAAATCTTCCATCATAGACAAGAATTTACGGTCATCACGGACTTCACCAGTCTGTGCATCATAGACCAACTTGTTTTTATATTTGACCATAATATCACGAAGATATTGTTCGGCCTTTAACTTAGGTAAATTACCTACGTCAATGTAAAATATACGGCGCTCTGGTGCTCGTGAGATACGATAGATAACGGTTGCATCTTCAATCATGCGTAACTGATTAAGTGGCTTGATTGCTTTGTGTAGGTATGATAATACCACAGCACGGCGAGAGTCCATCAAACCTGATACAACAGAAACAATAGAATCAAGTGTAATACGAACACCAACTGGACCATAACTAGAAGAAGAACCAGATACTACTTTATCATTGAAGATATAGTATTCATTGAACACATCTACAATCTCTGCACCTGTTCTCTCATCTTTTTTCTTTTTAATCTCACGAACTTTACGAAGCTTGCGTGGATCAATATATCGTAATTCTTTAATACCAGCAATTGGGTTTTCTTTATCTATAAGCACATTGTAATATAACCTGCCGTCAATATAATAACGGCGGAAGATATCTTGTGCCATATGTTTATAATTAAGTAAACGCAATATGGTATGAAATTCTTCTTTGATTGCTTTTTTAATTTTCTCTGGTTGGTCTAAATCGTCCAACACAATTTCAATGATTTTACCATCGTCATCTTGAACAATGGCTTCATTCATAATATCATCAATAGCAGACTCAATCTCTGGTTGCATTGCCATTTCACGATAACGAGAAATAAGTTCTACTTCATTCTTTGCTGTGCCATCTAGGTCAACATATGTACCATAGTAAGCGGCTGAGGAAATGGTAAGAGCACCATCTTCATTGGAAGGTGGTGTAAAAGAAGGTTGTTGAGCTTGCTCTTCTTCAGACTTCTTACGAGCAATCTCAAAACCAAAGAGAGAGAATTTATTAGTAGCTGCCATATTTTATAATTCCAATTCAATTAAACATAAATGAGGGACCGAAGTCCCTCAAACAAAAACATATTAAGTAGTAGTATTTGATTCCCAATATTGGAAGGCAAACGTTGCTGAATATTCTTCAATCACATCATTTGAACCCCAATCTAAATCAATTGGTGCAATATCTAATGGGAATACACCTACAAACTTATAAGATTTCAATTCGTTACCAGATTTACCAAATTGTGTAACAACAGCATCTACAGTATAACCCAATGGGTTAACCGCTGCGGTATTGCGAACATTGGTTGTATGACTATTGATTGCGTTCATCCAAGATTCTAATGAATTTCGAATTACAAAATCTTCGTCATTGATAATCTGTAATGTCCAATCTGTAAAAGTACGATTACCAGCAAACTTCAGTTCACGACCAAAATAAAATACAGGTACCGTACCTACAGTAGAACCAGGTAACTGTGCTGATTTTGCCATGAATGTTGTTTTTTGTCCAGCAGCTGTGCTATTTGTTGCAATTGTTGGAAAAGTGAGAGTAACTTGAAATAGATTGGGACGGGCACCGTCACCAATCATATTCGCTCTAAATTCTGCTACATTGAATGCCATTTGTTTTCTCCTATATCGTGGTTATTTATTAAGCTGCACCAACGATTTCGTTAAAATCAACACCAGTTCTTACTGCTACAAAATTTAACTGAATGAAGTTGATTGCCCGAGCAGGTTTGATGTAAATATCTCCAACAAACTGGTTAGAATCAATAACTTGTGGAGTATTATTTGTTGTATCACAAACAACTCGGAAGTCATAGATACCACGCCGGCCTTGAACATCTCGTAGGAACGGAGTTACCAATGCCACAAACTGAGCCCGAGTAAATTCATCATTAAATTCAAACAATGAATACTGTGCCGCTTGAGAAATTGTTTTTTCTAATACAATAAACAATCTACGAACATTAATACGGTCAAAGGCAGATGGTTTTATTTGTAAAGTTTTGTCGCCATACAAAATAGTACCTGCACTTGGAGTTCTTATAACAGGATTTACACCATTTGAATATAGAGTATCTCTTTCTGTTTTATTTGGATTCCAAGAAAGTTTAACAGCATTTTTAATTTGACCACGATTATATCCAGCTGGTGAATACCAAGGATCCCTAATTGTATCGGTGTATGCACAAAGTCCAGCTGTATCAGCATTTAAAGGTATCCAACGATAAACGTTATTGTATTTGTCAAACATATATTTCCATGCACAATCTGCAACAGCATATGATGTTGACCGTGCTAATGTACCTGTCCATGTAATAATGTTTGATGCTTCAATTCCAGGTTGATTAACAACACTACTGTAAGGAGGAGTAATAAAAGCAATACAATCTTTACGAACTGTTGCAACATTGTCAATAACATATTGTTGTACTGTTGTACTAGCTGCACCGGTAATTACTAAACCAATATCAACGTCATCAGGATTTGTAAATGCTGAAAACGCAGCAATCGTATTGGCATCTGACGGTAATTCATCAGTACCTTTAGTTAAAGTTGCACTATAAGAACCAGTAATTGTTGCATATGTTGTATTGGCTAATGGTTGTCCCCATGTTGATACTGTATTAGCATAATCAACCGGATCTACTGCATAGATATATCTTGATTGATTAAAAATAACTTCTTTATAATAGTTTGAATTTCCTAAAGAATCAATTGCATCAGAACCTTTGGAAAGATAAGGATAAACTTCTAAAACAGTATTTTTTGTTCCTGTAATTACACCACCTGTGTCTAGAACAATAACATGAACTTCATCATTTGTTGCACCAAGTGACGCAGCTTGACTGGATGTTCCTGGAGCTCCAGGAAAATAACTAGAAACACCAATGCCGTTAACGTTCCAAGTAGCAAAACCAGCAGAGCCGCCGGCATCAATTAAAGAAACACTTAAAGAGTTACCTAAAGCACCACAATAACGTCCTGCAAAAGCACCAGCTGCATTATTATTAGTTGAATCTAAAAAAGTTGTTTGAAAAATGTTTTCATTTAATATACGCAAATTTGTTGCATTTGGGTTTGTGTTTGCTATAGCATTGCGTGAATTACCACCAATAGCACGAACAATTTTTATATTATTTGAGTAAGCTAAAAATGAAGCAGCTGTAAAGAAAGAAACAGCTGAATTTGAATCTGGACCACCAAATCGTCTAACAATATTAGGTTCATCAGCAATTGTAATCCTTGTAAATGCTGGTCCCCAATTAAAATATCCTGCAAAGCCACCGGCAGTAGTTGTGACCGCAGGAACGACTGTTGTTAGGTCGACTTCGGAAACATTTACGCCTGGAGAGATTTGAAACGCCATTTTTTATCTCCTTAAATATGATGTTATTCTGGCAATTAAAATACCATACTGATATTTATGATTCATAGGATTTACAAGTCCTTAAAAAAACTACGATGGTATGCAGCATATGTATCTCCGCCACCAGCAACTTCCCATACATCACCGCCTTCTACCATGAAATCAGTCTTTAAACCATCTTCAATGATAGGTGCGGGTAGAACATCTTCATCTATTTGATTCATGTTTTCCAACTGAATCTGTTTTCTCAGGTCATGATTAACAATTTCTCTGAAATAGGCCTGTGTTGTTGCCCATGCAAAGATAACCAAAGTCATCGCCATGTCATCATTTGCACCTTCCGCAGCGGCAAATGAGGTCTTATGTTGTTCAAAAGTGGTTAATTCAGAATAAGTATCAAAGTCATTGATGATTAATTTGTCACCTTCAATCAAAGTTTTAAGGTTGGAACAACCCACCGCCTTGACCTGAGGAGACATTTTCAGTCCCATTTGAACACCTCTGGCAAAACCAGCAGACAACTGTTGTGGTTTTTTATTGCCAGTAAAGACTTTCAATAGATTCTCATATTCTAAATCTGAATGAATAAAGTCTGCCACTTGTGGATTGTTATTGATTTCAACCAAAATATAGGCATCATTGTAAACCCTAGCAGCATTCACAATCACCGTTGGAAACAAAATAGGTGATATTGATGAACTGGCATAAGTTGCAACCTGTTTATAAGGTGTAGAAGATATATCAATGACTGAGAATGTGGAACTATCCAGATTTTTACCTTCGGATACATCGACTGTAATACAATAGAGATGGTCTGATTTGGCCTCATTCTGACCCTCTTTGATAGGATGTTCGTATATCTTCATCTTATCATGTTCTGCAATTGGGTTCATGTACCTCAATTGTTGTAGTTTGTAACCAGAAATCAAAGTATTAGAAGAACCTAAGAACTCCGTTTCAAACTCTTGTGCAAACTGCCTTTCGGAAGTATTACGAATTGTTTCTTCTTTCCATGCCGCATCTCGGCCTGGTACCATAGACCAATGAATCTCAAAATTTTTGTAATTGTTTCGTCCTTCTATTGAGTCCATCCATAACTTATAGAATAGATTCATACCATTTGGTGTAGAAACAATAATAATTTTTGAGGATTTACCAGAGGAGATTACAGGATAGACTGAGTTAAAGAACTCATTGGCAATATTGTTAGGTACGAAAGCGAATTCGTCTAGAAACACAATGTTAAAAGAACCGCCTCGGATTGCAGAGGAGGAAGTCGAGGCAGCGATTACTTTAGACCCGTTCTCTAGTTCTAC